GATCTGGTAGTCGAGGCTCGTTCCCTTCGCCCGGTTGTCAGCTTCCTTAACCAGCCGCAAGTTGGTGTAGTGGAAGAGCTTCTGCTTACCTTCAAGCGTTGACTCCGTACACAGCGGGATGATGTGGTCTACATAAGTCGGATCTACACCATCCCATTCATAGCCGTAAATCTGCTTAAACGTTCCGAGCAGATAGTCGTGGAGTTCTGGAGTCTGCAAACCAGTGAGTACCGGGATAAACTTACTGGAGCGGTTTTCACGTTCGCCCTTATTCATCACGACATACCGCACAGCCCTTCTCGCCTTGACGCAGAAAGCATAGATAGGATCTTCTTGCATCCTTCTGGTTCGGTTTCGGTTGAACCCGTCTTGCACTTCACGCTTGTGCTTTTTCCTCCACTCACGGGCATTCCTGTTTGACTGTTCTTTGCGGCTTTGGTAGTAATCGTGATGCTGTTGCAACATGGCCCGATACTTCTCTGGCTCGTTTGCTTTGATTACAGTGCCACGCTTACGCTTCTGCGCGTTGTAGCATTCCCGGCAAATTGTCCGAAGGTTGTTTTTGCTCTTGTTCTGCCAGTTGAAGTAATCGTGTGTGCGCGGCAGTTCTTTGCCACAGCAAGTGCATTTAGTGGTCTTCGCCGAATCAGGTGTCATCAGGCAAAATCCCCTCATATTTTTTGGCAATATCCGCAGAAGAGGCGCGGTCACCAAGCGGGTCTGTAACTGTGACTTCCACTCTGGGATTATCGCTCATACCATCGTGACTCTTCGACCAGTAAATACTGAGTATCGGGTTCACAATGTTCTCACCGCCAGCTTGCTCATGGATGGACGCGAAGAACTGCTTGATGTCTTCTGCAAACTGCTTATGCTCTGGCGTTCCTCTCCCGGCATACCACGCACCGATGTCAGACTTGTTAATGCCGATGGCGTAGTAAGCGTTCATATTATTCGGCAACACGCCATGCTCCGCGCAGTAGGCAAGGTAGCGGTAGAATCTCTGGTAGAGATCAGGCACGTTCTTTTTGTCTACGCCTTGTCTCATTTTCAACATATCCATATGGTACTGGACAAATGCACTGACGCGCTCGTCACCCATCCGAGCAATGATCTGAGACTGCGCGGCGTTGTTACTTACCACGATACCCGTCTTGGGATCGACAAGCTGTTTGAATTCGTTTGGGAACTCATGCCGCTTGCTCCCCGGTTTGTTCTTGCTTCCCTTCGGCCTACCCGGCTTCCGCTTCGGCGGGTTCTGCATAGCTTCGATTTGCTTCAACACGTCCTCATCAGGAATGATCCTCACCCCCTTCCGAAACGGGATCTCCCAGCACCACGATGCCGGAGGAATAGTACATCAGCAGAGGCAGAGCCGTGAACAGCAGAATCCACCAGCGTTGGAACATATTTGCCCCGTAGATGAAGCCCATGATCCCAAGCGCGGAGATGATGGTATCCGCGATTGCCTTTATGATGTTGATAATGAACATATGCTTATCCATTTTCAATTTCTCCATTGTTCCATTTTGCCACCGCCTCAAGTTCCTTCGGTGCCTTTGCTATCCTCTTGCATTTGCGGCAACGAATGCACCAGAAGCCGCGCTCGACTGCGCCGATATACATTTGTACGACATCGCCGCCGTCTTGAGTCCCTCCGCATACGCAGTCCACTAAATCGTAAAGTTTCGGCTTCTTGTCCCAAAAAGGGTTCACAATGCGGCTTGCATCAAACTCATCTCGTTCAATCATACTTGATAAAGTCCTTCCCATACATCTCATTGCAGATGTCAAAGACTTTGCCGAGGCCAAGCCCTTTGCCGTTTCTGCTCCATATCTTCTTCGGATTCCAATTCTTCCACTCTCCATCCCAGACGGGCGCGGCGGGATCGTAGAACGGATTGTCTATCCACTCGCCACCCCCTATGCAATATTCATACTGCCGAGGATGTGTCTTAGCAAGGCTCTGAAATCTTGTCTCGCCCTTCTCCAGATGAGCGCCGAACGCGCAGAAGATGCACCCCGTTCTCTGGCATCCAGAACATTTAAGATTGCACTGCACGTTCCCGGCTACATCCACGGCTGGATAGCTGTTGCCGTCTGTACCAATGGAAACGATATCACCATACACGCTTGCGATCTGCACATTGTACTTGACGATGTACGCAAGCACATCCTGTTCTGTCCAGAAGCTCATGGGCTGGCTCATCGGGTTCTTGCTTTCAAATGCGTTGCACCCGTGGCGAATCCACGCTTGCTTGCGAACACGGCTTTCTTCTGCGAGAGTGGCGAGGATGGGCTTGTACTTGTGTGCTGTCTGATACTTGTGCATGGGGCTTTTCTTCATCTTGAAACAGCAGTAGTGCGAGATGAGGAATGGCGCTTCTCTTGCAAGCGGTAGCCACTTCTCTTTGTTGAACTGCGACTTCTGCCCGAACTGTTCAACAGGGTTGCTAAAGGCACCCCCTTCGCCAGTCTTCCCATTCTGTCTTTGCTGGCTTATTCCAGAATCTGTTTTTGTCTTCTGCGTTTGATTCGTCCGGGTTGAGGCATCTTCTTGGGTAGTCTTTCCATTTCCCGGAAGTGGGATGTCTACCCACGGCTCTGCCGTATTTCCCTCTCTCAGGCGGCCTGATTCTTCGCGCATAGTAGATAGCTTCTGCTACCTCTTTGCCTATGAGCGGATAGCCGTATGTGGAGATGACTTCACCGAAGTTCATAGAGGGCGTGACAATATCCACGTTGTCAAACGACTTTACGAAGCGCTGAATCTCTGGATACTCAAGGCCTGTGTTGGAGAACACAGCCGGGATGTCGGGATAAAGTTTCCTCGCAATGTGGAGAAGAACAGTGGAGTCTTTGCCGCCGCTAAAGCTTACGCATACTTGCCCGTTGTAGTGGTTGTACCACTCTATGATGCGGGTCTGCGTGATCTGGATTTTTCTTTCAAGCGGGAGCGCCTGTAGTTCTTTCAGACGCTCCGCATCATGTACACCGTCTATTGCTCTGCCTCCTTCTTAATCCAACAGCGTTGGACTCCGTACATTCCTATGCGCTTGTTGCCGACGCGCTCCCAGTCTTTGAGGCGATTCATAATTTTCCCAATGTCCTTACTCTCAATGAGGCTCGGCTCTTTCGGAAAGTCGGGGTTAGGGCTGAGAGCCATGTGGCAAAGTTCGCGTACACACGTTAACTCACCGGGGTTCTTTCGCTCCAGAAAAGCTTGAATAGCGCCAACCCTCCAGTCATCCTGCATGGCGTTGTCCTGCGCTTCTTGAAACTTGTCCAGAAGCTTCCTGTCTGCAAACGGTTGCATAAACTCATCGTGAAGATGCTCACGCGCTTCTGCCCAGCATTGAAGGATATACTCTCTTATCTCGGCTTCATGGTCGTAGATGTCATAGCCGTTGCAGTTGCAAACGATAGGATAATATCGCCTGTTCCCGGTCAGGTCTACAAGCGGCTGAAGGTCGTTGGAACTGCCCAAGAAGATACATCTGCGCGGCAACTCTGTCGTGTTTCGGTCATACGGCTTGCGATAAGAGTCACGCTGGCGGGAAATGAACGCTTTGATAGCTTCCTGATCCTTCGCCTTTGTGAACGCAGACAGTTCCGGAATTTCAATAATCCACTTGCCAGATATGTTTTCAATGGCAGACTGCCCTTCAACAAGCTTGAGTTCTCCGAAGTAATCGTCATGGATGGCGAGGAAGCGAATTAGCGTAGACTTACCGCACCCCTGAGCGCCCATTAGGATCGGTACATCCTCAAATTTGCACCCCGGTTCGTACAATCTGTGGATGCCGCCAGCGAAGATAAGTCTTGACACTTCTCGCGTGTAGGCACTGTCCTCCACTTTGCCCCACTTGATAAGAAACTCTGTGCATCTCGGCTTTCCGTCCCACTCGACAGCGTCCACAATGTCCTTGATAGGATTGTATCGGCGCTCGTCAAACAGAATGCGGAGAGCCGAAGAGTGCTTGTCCTTTGAATACAATAGATACTTCTGCTCAATATAGTTCATGCTCTGCGCTTCGTCAGCGTCAGACCACGGAGCTATTTCAAGCTGTCCTCCTTTCACGTTATGAATCTCTGCCCGGTTGCTGATCTCATTGAACCTAACGCCGGAGTACCACTGGTCGTGCCGCATGACCTCCAGATAGTTTGAGATTACGTTCTTCGGCTTGTCCCGCTCACCGCAGTCCAGACCCCAAGAAGGTTCTGCCGGGGTAGCCTCTTCCTTGGGCTGGAGCATATTGTCCCCCGGCAGATCGTCTATCATGAACGCAATCCTGTCTATGTTCTTCACGGCCTCGGCGTACTCATCCGAAGACGGGTCTGCGGTTCTCCGTACTTTGTCCAGACGAATCCACTCATCGGTAAGAGAATGGTACTCATTCTCCCACGCCTTTTCAGCTTCCTGCTTCGCCTTGGCCTCTGCCCTCTTAAGTGCCAAACTTGCACTTTGGCTTGCACTTAGGACTTCGCCTCCGAGAGGGAGGTCGAGCCGGAAGTCGGAGTTGATTCTACGCATCGCATCCGAGCGGCGTTCGTACTCGCAGATTGTCTGGACGAACGTAATCACATCGCCCTTCGCGCCACATGAGAAGCATTTGTACCCCTTCTCCATGTAGGAAAAGTTGTAATCCTTGCCGTTATGAATTGGGCACGGGCATCTGTGATGCTGTCTGGGGGTAGACGGGCAGTAGAACTCCAGAACATCTTCCATCGTGATCGAATCACGGATGGCGTGGGCAATGTCTTCCCAGCTTGCCCTATTCACTGTTGTAGCCGCACTTCACACCCCCAAACCACTTCATATCCTCATGGTATTTGCACTTGCGGCAAGTGTACACAGACACGTTTGCCACGCCTCCAATGCCGAAGCGCTTGATAACGTGCGGCTCTGGGCAGGATCTCACGCATCCCGGAGAGAACAGCTTGCCGTTCACATCATCTCGGATAGGCTCATACTTCTCCATGATGTTCCAAGTTGTAATTGGCGGCATCCACCCATGCCTGTAGCACAGCGGGGATGTCCATCATTTCGCTATGTTTTTCCTCCGTCCACGCAAGGCCGCAGAGATTCCAGATGGCGGCAATAAGGTGGTCTTCATCGTCCCAACCATCCAGATACTTGAACAGATGCCGCAGTGCGGAGTCGGCAAAACTGTGTGCGGGAATCCCCTTTTCCCAATTTCTGTCACCGTATTTCTTGCATCCGTTCTCATAGTGCTTCGCCAGTCTCAGGAGTACGCACATAGGGAGCAAATCGCATCTGCCTTTACCTTCGTGCATATCCCTAACAGCGCCAGTTTCAAACTGCGTCCGCTCTCCGCTGTCTTTAATTTCCATAGTCCACCATCCTATCTAACGCTTCACGCATTTCATAGTGCAATATATCCCGAATCAATTTGCCAGCCGTGTCTGGCCTGTTACACAGCAGAATGGAGCAATCGTACCGTGCGCTCCAAGTCAAAAGGGAGGCGATGAGACTCTGAGGTTTCATCTTGGAGCGATATGCCCCAGAATAAGCCGCCTCCCAGCTTGCCTGTTCTATCAGGATGTAGAGCCGAATTCCGTGATCTCTGGCACGGTTAAACTCGGCTCTAAACCTTTCCCGCTCTCGCGCGAGATTACCAGCGATTTCTGTCAACGACATCTTCCG